TACTGCGGTTCCACCACAGCCTCCAAGGTAGGGGTGTACTGACGAATGTCGTTCACCACATCAATGGCAGTCTGCAAGTGGTCACTGAGCACGGCATCTTCCACCGTCCCACTGAACCGCAATCTGACTTTCAGCCTCGCCAACAGTTCATCCATTATGCCACATCCCATTTAGCATACAGTGTCATTGCTCCCTCAACCTTGGCGGAAGAGAAAACAACAACATCTGTATACGCTTCATCATAATACCATCCACCAAAAGTGAACCCTGCCAATGTAGGCTCTGCTGGTTCGCTTACCAAACCACCATACTTGATGGTCTGACTTGCTACAGCGGAACCGCCATCGGTATCGAATGCCACCACATACTCGGCGTTCTCGGTGAGGATTGAGCTTGTAGGCACAATCGACACGGTTCCGGTAACAGGAGCATCCACATCCACAGACTCGTTGAACGCCTTGGACACCTCTCCAGTGAAATACATCCTCTTCCCAAGGGGAAGGGGGAACTCCACCGCCCACTCAAGGGTGTTTACCCCTTGAGCAGTAATGGCATAATCGACAGCATCGATAACTTCATCGGTGAAGATGCAGGGGAAATCGAGATTCCCTCCAACATCCACAAGACCCTTGATATATCGGTGCATCGAATCGTTCAGTGTGGTACGCTGATGAGTAGAAGGAGTGGCACCGAGAGCTGGAATACCAGTCAAATCGGGCAGAAAGGTATAGGCTTTCGGACTGGTGCCGGAAACCATGTAACCCAATCTAATTCCCTTTGAAATCTGTGCCATTATTTACTCCTTAAATCCACTTGGCGTAGAGAGTTATGTCTGCTGTCACCGGAGTGGCAAAGTTATAAGCCTCAAGGAACGTAGTGTCATCGGTGTACCAACCACCAAAGGTAAACCCATCGAATGTGGGGTCTGCTGGTTCGGTTGCGGTACCACCTTCCAATATAATCTGTGCCTCGACCAACGAACCTCCGTTGGTGTCGAACTTCACTCTTACATACCCATCAGCCAACGCATTGGCCATTGCGGTGCGAGAACCGACTACGGTCATTGCAGAACCTGCAACGCCTGTGATTCTCGCATCGACATTGGGAACAAGGAAGAACTGCGACTGCGAGACGTCAACTGTCTTTCTCAGTTCGGTCTCGCTCTTTCGCATTGGTTCCAAGGTATAGGTGGGTTCGGCATCTTCGGATACTGCAACAATGCGATAGATAAGTCCATCGTATGCTACATAATCTCCAAATTTAGCCATCTGTTATCCCCCTTACGCTACGTTGGTGATGAACGCCACGAGCGGAATGTTCTTGGTGTCGTACTTCATGCTCCACATTGCAGGAGTTGCGAACTCTGCGTTGGTGGGGGACTCAGTTCCGACACTTTCGGTATCAAAGGAGAAACCGTAAGGGTGAAGCAGTCTGCCCCACTTGCTGTACAGCTTCTGCACACCGCCAGTGGTCTCGGGGTCGTAATCCACGTAGTTTGGAGTGTCAATCCGAACAGGGGCGGTTACGAACAATCCGGTACCAAGCAGGTAAGTGTGATACTCGACCTTTCCGCTGGTTGCATTGGCTACTGCGGTTGCGGTGTCATCGATGATGACGGGCTTGCCAAGGAAATACTTGACAAACGGGTTCTCACTCTGCTTGCCATCCTTGATTGCCACATCAGTGGCGAATCCCTGCCGAACGAGGTCGGTGTAAACCGCACTGTGCATAAACCATACTTGGAACTCTTCCATATGGTCTCCGAGAGCTTCCTGCATTGCTACAATGGCAGTATCGGGGGTCAGACGGTTTGCGTCCTCAACGGTTCCGGCTCCCTCAAGCGCAATGTCGTTGACATGGCTTGCAAAAGCGGCAACTCCCTCAAGTCCCTTGAGAATGGAAAGCAGAGCCTTCTGGTTCTCCTTGGCTTGGTATGCACCGACAGAGCGGGCAACATTGGCGAGGTCGTTTGCCCCGGTAAGCTCATGGGTGAAGTCCTGCTCCTTCCATGCCTTCATCCGACGATAAGCCATGGCGGTCATGCTGGAGCCACTGAGTTCTACAGGGGTGTTGTCAGTCAGACCATCATAGTTCAGAGCATCCCCGTCGAAGGGCTGATAGAAACGAATGGTGACAACGTTGTTCTCGTTTGCGAGTGAATTGGCGACACGAGCGTCAGCAGGGCGGACTACGCCACTGTTGATAAGCTGTGGATTGATGGGGTCTCTCTCAGAGATATACCCAGTGAAAACCTCGGGGTCAAAGGAAAAACCGCCGAAAAGTCCAGTTCTTGGCATAATGAAATTCTCCTATTAAATCTTGGTTCGCAACTTTTCCATTTCAGCCTTGTACTTGGCGGGGTCTGCTTCCTTGAGCTTCATCCGCTCCTCAAATCCCATGTCCTTGAAATCCTTTGTTTCAGTAGTCTGAGTCTTTGGTTTCGGTGTGTTCTGGAGAGCCTTGCGGGTGTTGCGTTCCTGCTCTTTCTCCAATGCCTTCTTGACCACTCCGGCAAATTTGTCCACTCTTGCCAATGTAGCGTCTTTGTCGTCAGTGACGACCAGTTCAAGAATCTCGGAGAGTTCCTCCCCTGTAATACCGCTGTCAACCAATTTCTCACGAGCAAGGGCACGATTCTCGATGGTGAGTGCTTCCTTCATTCTGCGTTCCACTTTCTGTTCCGCTGTGAGGGTTGCCTCTGCTTCGAGTTCTTCCTGCAAGGTCTTGCGCACATCGGGGTCTTTCAAAGCATCACGCTTCGCCTTCTCCCGAGCGGTCATGCTCGCCTTGCCACGTTCCCTGTCGATGAACTTCTGAATCTCCGGACTCAAGTCCTCGAACTTGATTTCTTCCGTACTCTGATTTGGTTCTGTTGCTTGAGTGTCACCAGTCTCGATGACCTCTTCCGCTTGTTTGTTTACATCTTCCGGCATATGTCCTCCTCGGTTCGCCTCCGTCTCCCATGTAGGTCTACGTATCGCCCCGTTTTATGCTACTTCGTATTATATACGATTATTGAACAAATGTCAATATAAACACTATTAATTTATCTGTCAACTTTCTGTTTCAGTGACTCGTCCTCGGGATTGGTCAATTTCTCGTCTCCGTCCTTGACCCGACTGTACATCACTTCGGTTGAATGCTCCTTGGTCTCCCAATACTTTTCACCCCGCTTCACGAGGTCATCGGGTTCAGTGGTGATGCCCACGATGGAGAGTACATCAACAGGGTCAAGGGTCTGTGTGCCATGGAGTATGGCGATTGCGTTTGCCTTGTTCAGCACGTTGTCGGTCATGTTTCTGGTGAACTTGATGTCGACATTGCGTGTTGCAAGTCCCTTGAGCAATCCATCACTGATTTGGCACAGCTTCACGATGAGCTTGAGTGTGTTCCTCTCAGCCCTCTTGAAGAATGTCTCCTTGGTTCGGGCCACGACCTCAAGGTCTTGGTAGCCGTCTCTGAGGTATACACTGTCTCCCGTGTCCCCTCCACCACCGGAGCGGTTGTCCCTACTTGGTATGCCCACCACGAGTCTGAGCTGTTCCATGAGGAACGAACGAAGCTGGTCGGTGGTTCCACCATCAAGCATGGGTGCAAGATATTTCAACTCAGCAGGAAGCTCCTTGCTCGATATGATGGAGGCCATCTTGTCGTTCTTGATGCCCTCCTTGGCGGTGCTGTCAAGCTCGCAGTTGATGGCGACAAGGATGGAGTTGACTGTCTGCTCCAATTCATTGACGCTGTCCGAACCAACGATGTTGATGGAATCGAGCAGGGTCTTGACCATTTCCCAATCCCCGATACGGAACGCATTGTTCGGATATTCTACAATGGGAACCTCACCGAGGGCGTTCTCCGTCACCTCGACCAAGTCTTCCTCACGAAGGTCTCCAAACGCAAGGCCACGTGTCTCGTACCGATAGATTTCATCTGGTGTGTATACTAGGTACACATGCTTTCCAGTACCGTCCTGTGTGGGGGTAATCTCGTAGAACGTACAAGCCATGACAGGTGCGTGGCCTATCTCACTCGAGTACACCACGAAAGTTGTTATAGGGTCTAGAGTTACGATGCTGAACGGGATGTCATCCTCAACGCCGTAAGCATCCATGAACACCCCACGATAGGACGTGCCACAGATGGAGGCATAGGTTGCCAACTCTTGGTCTGAGGTGAACTTATCCTCCGCCTCGACCATGCTGTTGAGGTCTGCCACGGTCTTCTGTGCCTCGGTGGTGCGGTGGACATAGCGGATGGGCTTGCCGAAGGTATATCCCACGATGTCACGGGTGATAGCCATGGCATGGTTGAGCACCACCCTGTTGTCCACATCGGGCCTCACGACCTTCTCCCTGTCGAGTATATCCTGCCTGCCCTTGTAATAATTGATGAGGTATTCTATTTCAATACCGTTTTGCATGTGGTCTCCCCACACGTTCTTGATTACCGTAGGTACCGTGGTACCATCCAAGAGGGGAGCTGTACTGTTCGGCTTCCGCATCTTCTCCGGCAAATACTCAGTGAACAACTGTCGTCTGCCTGTATAGACATGGGTTGTTATCGACATGTATCTCCCCCTTATTTATTCTCAACACAATGTTCGAGTAGGTTTACCTTCTTCTCCAAGGTATATGTCCTGTCGATTAGGTTATTGTGTGCCATGACCTTATCTTCCAATGTTTTCATCCGCATCTGTAATTTCACCACTTCCACGTTCGAGACATATTTTGCACTGATGATTGTCCCCAACAATGCAAATCCAGCAACTATCAGTGTTCCTATGATTGTCGAATCCACTGTTTCACCCCTTATAACCCGACAGAACGCCTGTCGGAGAACTTGACTGCCTGTACTGTGTACTTCCTCATCATGCTCGCCAATCCAGCACATGAATCGGGAGCATCATCATGCTTGCTCTTCCCCGTCTGTACGAACGAGAGCAACTGCCCCATAAACACCCCATAGTATTCCTCACTGCTGTAGAGCGACTGGTCACGGAAGTACCACTCCTTCACGGCAGGGGCATGTTGGATGATACGGCTCAGCTTGCCACTCTTCCCCGGCGCACGGAGGGCAAGGATGTTGCAATGTATGCCATCGTCCTTGAGCATCTTCGATATGTCCCTCGAGTAGAAGTCACCACCGTTGTTCGCCTCGAACACCACCCGCTTGATTCCATGACGCTTGATATACCCCGCCACAATAGGCTCGGTGACACTGTATCCTCCCTTGAGGAACACACAGTCCACAATATACACATCATCACCCCACTGGTACGCTATCGGCATACTGAGGAAGTCATCACCACCGAAGGCAACGTCCACGAAGGCGAATATGTCGTCCGGTGGGTCTTTCGGTATCTCCAAGAACCGCTCAAGTTCGGTGAAGAGCAGTCCATCCCGCTCGATGGGGTTCTGCTGGTACACACACTCCCACGTGACGGGGTCTGTCATGCTCTTGAGGTTGGCGTAGTGCTTGGTGCCGTACCCGACCCCATACTCATAATCGAAGTTGCTGTGCCCGAACTCGTCCACTGCCGAGAGTGTCATGAACTTCGCCCGCTCATCACCCTCGTACTTCGCCTCAATCCTTCCCAGCGGGTCGTGAATTGACCATCGTGTACCGATGATGAGCATGGGTACGTTGTCCTTCTTACGCTGGAGCATGTCCGATGATACCTTCTCCCACAACGTGTCAAGGCGGTTGATGTTCCTTGCTTCCTCAATACCACTCACGAGGTCGTCCAAGTACAGGAGATCGCTTGCCTCCGTTGCACCTGTGACCGACCCATCGATGGAACGGAATGTCAGCGTCCTGTACCTGCGTCTCTCGCCCAAATCGAGGGTGAGGTTCTTCGCACTCGTGGAAATGAGCGGTGAGGACGGGAAAATGTCCAAGAATCGGTACTCCGGTGAGTTGATGAACTCAAGACACCCATCATAGAACGAGTTGACGAGTGCAGACGAGTAGCCCGCACTCAATATCGCCTTGTTCGGGTTCCTCCCACCCCTCCAAAGGAGGTACAGAAGGCTCAGCGTAGTCTTTCCCACACGAGGTGGCATGGAAACCGCCAGCACATCAAGCTCGCCGTCCGCCAGCCTCTGCATTTCGTGCACCACCGGACTCAGACGCTCCTTTCTCGGCCCATAGAACCGCTTCTCCGGAGGCCTGTTCCACTCCATCGCCACAAGGAAGCACTCGAAGTCCTCCCTTGCGCAGTAGGTGTATGCGTCCCGAAGGATGATGAGGAGCTGTTTCCTTGCCTCCACGTCCTTCTCCTTGCGGATGAGGGACGGGCGTATCTCCTTTATGATGGTCTTGTTGGTCTTGTGGGCGTTTGTGAAGTCTTGGCTCGTATGATAGAGGTTCGCCAGCACCTTGTACTTCTCCGCCTTGAGCATGAGAGGCATCTTCTTCCTGTTGCGTGCGGTGAGCTGGCTCTTGAGCTTCTTAATCCGCTCTAAGGTCGCATCAGCCATATCTCCTCCAACCCCGTGTCCTCACCGATGATACCACACGTCACCCCTCTCTCGGCCCCTACGAACCCTTTGTGGGAAGTCCACTCATCGGGAAGTGCCATTGCCCTGCATCGTATCATCGTCACGCCGTTCTTCTCGATGAGGTTGAGTTGGTGCAGGTGTCCCAAGAACCAGTACCGGAACAACGAGGCACCCCAAAGCGGGGCGTTCTCCATCTGCATGACCGTGGCGAGGTCTGCTTCCTTATCACCATGGGAGAATCCGATTGCCGTCTTGCCCCACAACCTGTATTTCCTCGGGGACGGGTCAGTGTCCACCTCGAACTTGTCCATGTTCCTATATCTTTCTTCCAATGCCTTCGCTATTGCATAACTGAGCACCGTGTCGTGGTTGCCCTCCGAGTAGATGACCTCCACGTCAGCCACCGAACCCAGTGCCTCGACCACCCGGCTCATCAGAGCGAGTCCACCTGCCAGCATTTCGTGCCATGCCATCGAGTTGTCCTGTGGTGTGCCCTTGGTTGTGGTGCCCTGTGGGTTGTCCGAGTTGAGGAAGTCCTGCCCGATGGTCACGAACACCTTGTCCACGCCCTTCTCATCGAGCTTGTCCACTATCTCCTCGACCACCTGCATCACATCCTCCGCCACGTCCCGCTTGTCCCCTGTGAGAGACCTGCGTCCGTAGTGCACGTCATAGAGTGCCACAACTGCACACCTTCCGAATATGTCGCTCCGATACCTGTGACCGACCGTGACCTTGTCGAGCTTGGCGAGGGTTCCCGCCATGACTTCGGCGAGCATGTCCTCCTGCAACTGTGGCACCTCACGGGCAACCACCTTTATCCGGCTCGCCCACTTCTCTCCCCGCTTGGTGCAGGTGGACTCGATGACCCGCCAGTATGATGGGTCGTAGCCGTGGTAACGCAACAGTGCATCGTTGTCGAACTCCCTCGGGTCTTGATGGGTCTCCGTTACCTCACTGGTGGCGGAACCGTCTTTGTTCGACCTTAGGAACCTGCGGGTCGGTGTGCCTTGCTTGCGGTATATGGAGCGTGCCCTCTCACCCACCAGATACGGCTCTTCGCCTTCGCTTGCAAAAAACATCCCGATTTCCCGCCATGAGAGACCTTTCTCCCTCAGCTCGATTATCTGTTCCAGAGTCATTTCCATCCATTACTCCTCGGTGGCTATTATATACGAATTGACGTAAAATGTCAAGAACCTACATTGACATTTCCGCTGAAAGTGTATATAATACGAGGTGAGCATGGATGTGAGACTATTCTGCCCCTGTGTCCGTGTTCACCCTCCTCCATTTGTGTCAACAGCGGGTTATCTCACACGGCACACCTCCTTCTCCCATATCCCCTCTAGGTATGGGAGTTTTTATTTAGGGCTTGACACATATCCATACTACGTGATATACTTGTTTTATGAACGAATACGAGATATGTTTGCACATCAACAACAAGAAGTATGTGGACAGCCTGTTGGTTGCCCTCGCAAGGCAGGGATACGAGGTGTATCTCAACGATGAGGAAGAGGTTGTCTGCTTCAAGACCTACGATGATGAGGTTAAGAAGATTGCGAAATGAGAAGCGCACCGTATCTTTTCGGAGAACGGCGGGTAAGTCCACCATAGAAGGGCAGGCAGGGTGGCAGTCTAGGCAACTCCACCACCTTGCCTTTTCGCTGGAAGTCAAGGTGACGACACGGTCTCATAAGCCGTGGATGGGGGTTCGATTCCCCCTCCAGCTATTGGGGATAAACTGGTTTCGATTGATGGTAAGTCCCACAAGGGAACCGTCAAGAGGTGGGTTCGATTCCCACTATCTCCACTTATAAATGCGAGATTTCTGTTTTTATCTGGGCTTTTTTGCCACTTTTGGCAAGAAATGGGGTCTTAAAAACGCAAAACTGGAGTTTTATATGATTTTACCATTCAGCACGGACGAGTGGGATTTCGAGAGACTGACCCACCGTAAGAGCAGGGCGGACAGGAAACGGCAAGAGAAGAACGGGCGCAAGTACATCGAGTGGATGATGCGTGTGTTTAAGGCCAACGCCCCGAGGAAAATTGGGGAAGGGGAGAAGTACCACTGCCAAGGTATGAGGCTCCATCCTCGTAACAATGAGTTCCTGCGAGACCATGTCGACCCATGGACATGGCTTGACCTGTCCCCTGTCGATGATGAGAACGTGGGTATTGATGAGCTGGAGATTGACCATTTCTTTATAAGAAGAGGAGTTGAATCATGAAAGTTGTAGTGAGCAGTGGCTTCATCGTGACGTTCGAGAACAGGGTACGGCGTGGTTTGGCGGAGGGCATGGTGAGGTTGAGTGGTATACAAGTTACAGGGCGGGGATACCGCATGGTAATGGGGAGGATTGGATGAGTAGTAACAACAATGGTTCGGGTGGAGTGGGATTCTGGGGGCTGTTGCTCCTTGTTTTCATCGTATTGAAGTTGCTTGGGTTCATAGCATGGAGTTGGGTATGGGTGCTTTCGCCCTTCTGGATTCCATTGGCTGTCACACTGGTGGTGATTGTCATAGTATCGGTGATTCAAGCAATCAAGGGGGCCTCTTAGGAGGCTCTTTTTTGTGTATCCTAGGAGGATAATATGCAGGTATATGTAGTAGAGGCTTACGATATGGATGACAGCAAGAGTCATGTCGAGGGGGTGTTCGGCACGCTTGGAAAGGCCGAGGAATTCGTGAGGGACATGTATCTCGAGACCACTGATGAGTATGCCATCACCGAGACCGAGCTTGACAAGGGATATTTCTTTGTTGCAGGCAAGGGGTGGCGGAGTACTTACTTGATGAGGAAGGCTGTCACATAAATTGGGTGGTTTTTGTGAGGGGACTTATCTTGGGTTTTTGTGGTGTAATTGCTTACTGTGTCATGGGTTATGGGGTGGGACTAAAAGTCAAATTTTCTTGGGTCGGAGCAGAAGCCACTGACAGCGGTCGGTCGG